GTTAACTTCACCAGTTAAGTTACCAGTTACATTACCAGTTAAAGGACCTTCAAATCTTCCCTCTTCAGATACTTTAAAATTAGCAGCGGTAACGATACCAGTAATTCTGGCATCACCAACAACTACGAACTTTGAATCTGGAAGTGCTGTACCAATACCGACTTTTGTTGAAGCTGAGTTGGAAGTAATTCCAATATATCTTGCACTTGCGTCCAGCTCCAAAAATGACGCAAATTGCGATAGTTCTCTATTAAATGCCATTGTCTCCTTTTAGCGGATGGGGTTTTTTAGATCTAAAAAGCCATCCTCGTGCCGTCGCACTAGGCTTCAGATATATTTAGAATTGGCTCTTATTGAATAGATGAATATCCATAGTATACTGTTTGATTTGTCCCACTATTATTGGTAATACCAAAAGAAAAAGTATTTGTATTACTTACTGCAGGGCTTGTGGTAATAATTGATCCAGAAGTACCTATTATTTGATTTGGTATTGATGTTAATACTAATTGATTGCCCGCAACATAATACCAAGCATATTGATTACCTAATACGGGAACATTAGTATTTGTAATTGATACTGTAGCATTCCAAACACAAATACCACTTGGTATATTACCCCGCATCCACATTACATAATTGCGATTTGCTGGGACAGTAAAACTATAGGTATTAGATCCAGATGTTACAGTCCAACTACCAGTTGAGGAAGTTGTAATTCCTGTCAGATTTGATCCAGAACCATTATAAGAAGTTGCTGTGACAGTGCCGACTGAAATATTGGGAGTTCCTGTAAGTCCTTGTGCAACTGTTGCAATACCTGCTGTTGTAGAATAAGTAGCAATCCCTGCTGTAGTTGCATAAGTTGCAATACCTGCGGTTGAAGCATAAGTCGCTATACCTGCTGTTGTAGAATAAGTTGCAATTCCAGCAGTAGAAGAATACTCTATATTTGAATTTCCACTAGAACCATTACTTGTCGTATTATATGAAATTATATCTACAGTTTCTTCCCCAAAACATGCTTCATTGAGAACAATTGAAGTTCCATTAGACGCGGTATATTCAGACTCGGTAAGTCTAACTCCATTGATATAAACATCAACAAATCCTACGTTATATGAAACTGTAAATGAAGTTTGACCAGAAGTTGCAACAAATGTACTTACATTTCTTAATGTTGGAAAGGATGCCCAAGTAATTCCAATACCAGTGGATTGCAAATATTGCCCACTCTGACCAGTTGTAGAACCAGAACTAATTGATGTAACAGTGGTAATACCAACAATGTTTACACCACCAGTTACATTTAATGCAGATAAGGAAGAAGATATCCCTACATTTAACTTTGGTAATCTGCCGCTAAGAAGTTTTGCCATTTTACTATTTCACTCTCCCATCACTTCAGTGTTTCAATTACGCTTACTGTAAACTTCAAATTGGTCGCATTACTTCCTGATATTTGTAAAACATCATTTGATTCCAATACCAATTTTCCATCAAGAAAACTTGCAGCATCATTTGCAGGAATTACAAAATCTTTTACGATTTCTGTAGTGACCGCAATTCCAGATATTGTTCTTTTATGGGAAAATGTTACAGTTTCTGGTTGAGTGCTGGTATTTGCAACTTGTGCTAAAAGAACTACCCCAGCATATCCAATTGGAGCTGTATAAATTCCAACAGTGTTTGTTGGTACAACTTGAGTGACAGTTTTAAATACGTTTAATGCTAATGCCATGACTTAAATTAACCTCCTAGTGCTAAGATGTACGGTGTTACGTTTGCAAGAACACTCTTCTGATAAAAATTACCATATACTGTTCCAGTATTTTGATTGATGACTACACCATCACCAATTCTAAAATTACCAGATTGATCTGTGCTAGTATATACAACTAACCCACCATTTCTCATATCAACTTCATTTGCTTGAATTGCAACACCCCCCTGAGCAGGAAGAGCAGAACTAATATCAGTTCCAGAACCAATGTATTCAAATGCATGTCCAGATGCAAGAATTCTACTTTGCTTGAATATAGGAACAGTTGTTCCAACTCCAACTGCATATGGCAACTGTTCTGCAATCGTAAATGTACATATGCCTGCATGAGGTAAAGTACATCTTTCAATTGCATAATATTTTGGTTTAACAGCCAATGCTATCGTAGCAGTATTGATTCCAACATCAGGTGCAGACACAGTAACTGTCGGAATAGTTTCAAATCCCCTTCCACTGGAAATTAAATTTATTTCATTAAGAGATCCGCTAGAAATATCTGCTGTTGCTTGAGCTACGATTCCCCATGGAGTTTCTGGATTACTAATCGTAATTGTTGGTGCATTGGAATAACCAGATCCATGATTTGTTATTGCTACAGTTTCAACTTCATAATAGAGTTTTCCAAAATAAACTACTTGACCGTCAAAAAGTCTTGTTGTCCCAACACCAGAAACTGTAAATGATGTAGCACCAGCATCGGCATTTGATGTAACAATACCAGTTAAAATAGTACCACTTACTCCATCAGCAACCAAACCGTAATTACCAAAAGATGAATTTGAGTTTGTTAAGTCACATGCTCCACCACTTCCACAATAAACTGCAATGTCATCACAAATAGTAAACAGTGACACCAACTGAGCATAACCGCCGTTTGTAATTGAAACTCCTATACCCCCTTGATTGTATTGGGTGTAAGAATCTAAAACCATGCTTTTTAAATTTCCAGATGCATGGTTGCCATTGACACGCATTCCAATACTATTTGGAATAAAATTAGTGCAGTTTTGAATATAAGGTGATTGAGTTATATTTCCAGCACCAGCAGGATCAAATGCAATTACCGCTGCAGTACTAGCTGAACCTGTAAATGACATCTCTGCAATGTAATTGCCATTAGTTACATAAAACAAATCATCAGACGTATTTTGTGCAGATATCGATACTTCTCTTAAACTACTTCCAACAATACTTACTTGCTCAGGAAGACTTATTGGATTGTTTTCAATATAATTTCCTGGAGATACTTTAATAACCGTACCTGCAGATGCTAACGCTACAGCACCAGCAATGGTTGCTTTTGCATCTCCCAACTTTTGTCCAGTATTGTTATCATTGCCGTCAGCAGTCACATATAAAACGTTAGTTACTGTAGCGCCGACACCCAATGATACAATGTCAGTACCAATACCCGTTCTTTCTCTGCGGGTATAAAGTTCTGCATCGAACGTATTAAGGCCAAGTTCCCCCAGTTGCAAATCAGCAACTGACGGTCTCTTTCCAGGAACGGAAGACCGTTTTATCCTAATATTCGGATTTGCCATTCAACCTCCACATGTTTGGTATGTACCGTAGATGCTGATATATATCAGCATTTTAATCAGTCATTAAGTATATTTATTCAATTATAAAGTTCTTGATTCGCAACAGTTTGAGAATCTGACTCATATTTTTTAATTTTATCTTCCAACTCAACTATTTTTGCAAGTGCTTGTTCAAGTTTTGTTTCTGCAACAACGAGTTGTGTAAATAAATCCATTGCCTTTTTTTGGTAAGTATTCAAAAGATACTTCAAATCATTTTCAGTTGCCATTAATTAATCTCAAAAAGTTCCACAATCAATAGTTATGTTAATCAGATTTCTTGTTGATCCTGAGCAAGAAATTACCTGCGATTGACCAGCACAGTCATTAACAAACAAAGATCCAATTTCTAGACCAGCATATCCGGATGGAGTTAAAACGCCAGAAGATTCTGATACAGCAGAAGCAATAACAATTCTTGCTGCACTATCATCCCAGAAAACTGCGGCTTTTTTAGAAGAACCATCATAATAATTTAAAAGTAGACCGAGATCAATATCAAGATCAGTAGATGGTGCAGAACCATTTACAAGGCCAACTTCAATAAGAGCATCTTCAACAGTTAACGATTGAGTATTAACTTGAGTTGTAGATCCATTAACAAACAGATTTCCACCAACGGTCAGATTACCAGTAATATTTCCTGTTCCAGCAGTAACAATACCGGAAATATTAACATCATCTAACTCGGTATGTCCATCTACATCAATTGAGGATTCAAAAATAGCTGGATCTGTGAATGTTGTAACACCAGCAATTCTATTATTTACACCAGAAAAAGTGACCGATGCAGATCCTACAGTTAAAATTCCAACAATTCTAGTATTACCATTAACTAAAAGAGCAGTTGATGCACCACCTACAACAACACTATTAGCAAATGTAGAAACACCAGAAACAGTTAAAGCATCAATATCTGCAGTTCCATTTAAATACAGGTCTTTCCACTGTTTTGAAGACGAACCCAGATTAAAGGTATCATCTGTTGTTGGAATAAGATCTGATGCAAATTCTCCACCAACTACAACGTTATCACCCTCGGTATCTCCAAGTCCAATAGTTCCACCACGGAATGTTACGACACCAACAAACTCAGAATATCCTTGTACATTTAAATTCTGACCGATCGTTAGATTCTTATTAACTCCGAGGCCGCCATCAATTTGAACTGCACCACTGTTAGCATTTCCAAGTTGATTATCGGTTGTATCCGCAAAATTTACTACACCATTAAAAGAAGCACTTGCTGCTGGGTCTGCCCAACTTAAATTGCCCGCACCATCATTTGACAGAACATAACCAGCACTTCCTTGAGATCCTGGCAGATAATAAGTAACAATCCCAGCAAGAGAAGCAGGAGATGCAAGAGTTATAAAACTAGTACCGTTATTGGTTCCTTCTACAAGGTTAACACCACTACCAGTTGTAGAAGTTCCTTTTGTCCAATATCTATGAGAACCAACAAATCTATTTGTCGCGGTATTAGAAGTTAAACCAACATATAAATCATAACTATCGGTTGTAAAACCTGGTTCACCAGCTTGCAACCCAGGAAGATTTGCAAGTAATCCTCTTTTAAACTGAATGACAGGTGCGGTCATTGTTATTCTTATATTTTACTTGTATTATTTAGTTTTAGAAAGTTCCAGCGTCCAAATCAATCTTATTATCGAGATCAACATCCATACGATCGAGAAATTGTGTAGCAAATCCAACAAGTCCTGGTTGATTTGTTTCGGTTGAAGCTGCAGAATTTAAAACAACATCGGGATTGACGAGTTTAAATTTTTGTGTTGTTGCATCATAAACCATAACGTATTGATCTTTATTGCCAAGATCTGTGGCACTAACATCACTAAGATCTGAAAGTCTATCTGCCACAATAGCCCTCTCTACTGATACGGAGAATGAATTTGAACCATCCATACTAACAGAATAATCTGCCATGGGAATACTCTAGGTTTAAAAATATTTATGTAACAATAGCCATCCCCTCAATAACTCTCGTTTTTTTATTCGTTGTATTGTTTGTTATTAAAATATTGTAATAATGACGACCCATATCAAGTTCACTTGTAATAGAATTTCCAAGTGATATTGTTACCTTTCCAGTGGCAACAACTAAAGAAGATGTGAATGTCGTAATTCCAGATGTTGCATCTGGAAATTTTTTTAAAGTTGACAATGCACTACTATTTGTTAAATTATATGGAGTTCCATCTGGATTTGTAATTGTAAAAGTTGCAAAATAGTCTGCTCCCTTTTCAATTACTATATTTACTGCTGGTACTGCCATGGGACTTTTTCAACTATTTATTATCTGTTCCCAATCCATCCTTTAAAAGTTTGGAAAGTTCTGCAGTTGATCCAACGAACAATGCATTTGTCACATTTGTAGGACCACGAACTTGTTTAGTTTCTTCAATATCTTTTAGTTTTTTCTGAAGATCCATTAATTTATCGGTTGCATCTGAGACATTTTTAATTAATTGTCCAGCAACTTCATAAGCTCTAGGCATTTCACTTTCTTGTGCAAGTTCTAAAATACCATTAATGGCTTCCTGCCCCTTTTCAATAATTGAATACAAATTTCCTCTAGTATATTCATAATCTTTTTTAATATCTTCAACCGAAGATGAAATTGATTCGATTTTTGTCTCGACAGTTTCCGACTTTGATTCGACTATTTCTCCAGAAATATCAAAAGTCTCGTTTAATTTGTCGAATTTCTTTGTCATTTTCATGATCCACTAAATCCAAAATCGTCGCCAAGTTGTATCAATGCATTATCTGCAGTCGTAATTTTCTTAACTGCAGAACCGTTCACATGAGGTGCAATAACTGTGTTATCAGATCCTCTTGTAACTTTGAGTGTGTTTCCAGATATTGATTCTACATACATTTCTTCACTATCAATTACAATATATGTTGCTGCAGAAATAGATGATGCATCAACAACATCTATAAAATTAGTAGTTGATAATGCATCAATATCTTGTGCAAGATTAGTTGTTACAGTACCAGTATAGTTCTTAGTTGCACGAGGTTCAACACTGTAAGAAAGATCTCTTGATGGACTTGAAGATTGATCTCCACCAATATATCCGATAGTAACTTTTTTGATAATATCTTTGGATATATCTGCAACTGGGCCAAACAAGTATGTTTTGGCAGTAAATCTAAGAGTATAGTATAAAGATCTCCTAGTATTAAAATCACCTTCATATTCATCTCTCATTGTTATTCCTTCAAAGACAACTGGAATATCTCGTTTTTCTCCAATCGTTCTTACTAGATCAACCGATAATGTATATGCTGGTTGAAAATATGGCAAAATTTGCTCCACAATTTGAAGCATATCATCATTTAATTTTGTATAGATTGCTAACTCAAAACTCATATTATATGGAACTGGCATATAAGTTTTTCTTGGTTTAGTTGTATCCGAAGCTAAACCAGAAAGAAATGTCTGAGTCGTTGTAACTTTTCTAGAAGGATCATAAGTTAAACCAGTAAATTCAAATGACATTCTTGGTAAAGAAATTTGAACTGGTTTGTTAAGATCGGGAACTTGTTCTAGTCTTGCTAAAAATTTCTGAGTGGGTCCATAAGCTAATGGAACTTTAATTACACTCGTTACATTATCAGAATCATTTGTGTGTTTGATTGAAATATCATTGAATATAGTACCAAACGCTACAATTGTACTCCTCAATATTTCGTGATAAAAATATTCAAACATGTTAGCAATTGCTTATATAATCTATTTAACAAATAAAAATATTTAATTATGGTGTTCCAAATGGATTTGTCTCAGAAAAGTCTACGATTTGATCCGCTTCAGACTCAATTACATCATTTTGAGCATATCTATCGACATTATCATCAGTAGAATATATTCTCAGTTTATATGCAGCAGATGATCCAGCTCCAGTTATAACGTCACCATTAATAAAGTTTCCATTTATCTTATAAACATTAAGTTCACCTGTAGGAGCATTCCAAGATTTGACTAATGCAGTCGTTCCACTGATACTTCCTGTAACAGTTTCTCCATGAATATAAGTGCCAACACCAGATGATGCTGGTGTTGCAATAGTAATAGTAGGTGCAACAGTATATCCAGCACCGGCATTTATAATTCTAATTGAAGTTACAACACCAACAGTATTAATGTATGCTCTTGCAGTAGCACTAATGCCTCCAGCTGGAGCAGCAGGAATAGTAACGATTGGCGGAGTTGCATAACCCCCACCACCATTTGTTACTGTAATTACTCCAACAACTCCATTACCAATTGATGCCGTTGCAGCTGCCCCAGATCCACCTCCACCAACAAATACAATCCCAGGAGCAACAGTATATCCATATCCAGGATTTATAAGTTCAACTCCTTGAATCTTATTAGATGTTGTTCCATTACAATCCACAATAGTATCAATAAATGTTGCGACTCCAACTGCTGTTAATCCACCAGATGGTGCAGAAGAAATTGCAACTTGAGGTAGAGAAATATATCCACGTCCTCTATTTGTTACAGTAATTAAACGTACAGCACCATTAAGTATTCCGGTAATCGCAGTTGCTGTAGTTCCAACTCCAACTAAATTTAGAGTTTGTGTATATCCATCGTTAAGGATATTATCATCAATTTCTGGAACATCAGTATTGAGTTCTTCATCCTCATATCTGAAGAGTTCACATTTCAACTCATAAACATAAGTTTTTTGTAATTGATAGAAGGGTTGCTCATGTTCTACAAATTTAATTTCAAACAATCTATCTCCAAGGGGAAACCAAATTAAATCACCCTCTTTTGGTCTCGTCT